AATAATTGACCCAGAGGCAACTAAAGTGGGGCTGGTGACAGTATTCCATGACGTAGAAGCGGCTGTAGATTACTTAGACTGGAAAAGAGGAAATCGTGCCGTTGCATAAAAAAACAAACCAGGTTCTGTTATTTGGGTCAGCTTTTAAAAAACAGGTCGGAGGGGATCACTATATGAAACGCCCTTCTCAACCTGTACACTACGCACAAGCAAATGATTTTGGATATTGTGAGAGTAATGCTTTGAAGTATCTAACGCGTCACCGACAGCCCACGGGGAAGGGGCGAGAGGATTTGGAGAAAGCCATGCACTCTATAGAAATGGCTATATCCATTTATTATGAAGATGAGCATAGATGAAATAGCAAAAACCAGGATTACAGAGTTGGAGCGCCAGCTGGAAGCCTTAAATGCAAGGGCCAGGATTACAGAGTTGGAGCGCGAAGTTGAAGCCCTAAATGCAAGGGTAAAATTTTTAAAAGGGCGGCAATTTAAAGTCGCGCTTAAAAATCCTGCAATGATTGGGCAGCTTGCATTAAAGCGAATTGACAATGATTACCCCATTGATTTCTAATGGGGATGGGCCGCCGGAAGGTGGTCTTACGATTTGCTCCCTGCGAACCGGCTACTGGATGGCGGCCCACTCAGGGCGGGACAGAACTGACGTTATGCAGCGACCACCCGAAAAGGAGAAATAAATGCCTAGACCGCGTGGCAGCAGGAACAAAAAAACCCAAGTGTGGTTGGACAAAATTAGTGAGAGTGGACAAACTCCGGTTGAGTTTTTGCTGGATAGGTTCCGCGATCCAGACGAGGATTTATCAGTACGGATTGATTGCGCCAAAGCAGCTGCTCCGTATTGCCATCCAAAAATTATGGCGATAGCACATGCAAACCTTACCTCAAACGGTGAAGAAACTGAGTCTATCGGACTATCCAGGGTTTCTGAAATCCTTGACGAGCTTATCGGCAGCAGAATTACAAGCGACAATGAGACACTTGTGTCGGACAGACCTGTACTTCCTGCTGAGATACGTTCTGAACAGGTCGGATATAGAAAACCAGTGGTTGTTCAATCGAATCAGGGAAGTTGAAGAAGCACCAGACGGGCATTTAGACCTCTGGGCGCGTGGGCATTACAAGTCCACAATCATTACCTATGCCAAAACAATACAGGACATTCTTTCCAGTCACGGCGATGATCCGCTGTTTCACTGGCGCGGGACGCAACCAACCTTTTGCATCTTCAGCCATACGCGCCCAATAGCCAAAGCCTTCCTGCGCCAGATCAAGCAGGAGTTTCAATATAATGACCGGCTCAAAGACTTGTTCCCTGATGTTTTATATCCCAGGCCTGAGATCGACAGCCCCAAGTGGTCGGAAGATATGGGAATTGTTGTTATCAGGAAAAGTAATCCAAAAGAGGCTACAGTAGAGGCATGGGGTTTGGTAGATGGACAGCCTACTTCAAAACACTTTAATATTCTTGTATACGACGATGTTGTGGTGCGCGCCTCTGTCAATACTCCTGACATGATCCAGAAGACCACTGAAATGTGGGAGCTATCTTTAAACCTGGGATCAACGGTTTCCTGTGAAAGATACATCGGAACGCGGTATCACTGGGCCGATACCTGGCGGCAAATAATGAAACGTAATGCCGCAAAGCCGAGAATATATCCAGGCACTGAAGATGGAACACTAACCGGCACACCAGTTTTTCTTAGCCAGGAAGAATGGGATAAGCGTGTTGAGCGCATGGGGCCGGTAACAGCAGCCAGCCAGCTATGCCAGAACCCCAGTCGCGGAACACAGGAAGGATTTAGTCGCTCATGGATCATGCGCTATGACGCAGCTGATGTGCGCAAGCGCGGCACCTGGAAACAAATGAATCGTTATTTATTAGTTGATCCGGCTAACGAGAAAAAGAAAAATTCAGACTGGACAGCTATGGGCGTAATTGGTCTTGGCCGTGATGGAAACTATTATCTTCTGGACGGACTCAGGGATAGAATGAACCTGGATGAAAGGACTGAGGCCTTGTTTGATCTTCACCAAAAGTGGGATAAGCCGAGGGTGGGTTACGAGAAATATGGCAAAGACTCAGACATCCAGCATATTCAGTATGTGCAAAAGGAAAAGAACTATAGGTTTAATATTACGGAGCTTGGCGGTGGATTAAAGAAAAATGATCGCATTCGGCGTATGATCCCAGAGTTCAAGTCAGAAAGGTGGTGGATGCCTGACGAAATTTGGCGCACAACCTATGACAAAAAAACAATTGAACTGATTGATACGATAATCGAGGAGGAGCTTATGGCTTTTCCGGTTCCCGTACACGATGATTTTATTGATATGATGTCAAGAATACATGATATGTCTTTGAGTTGGCCCAAACTGCATGATGTTGGGAATATGCGAGATAGGTATGCAGAACCCAGGGACATTAACCGGAGCTTTATGAGTGCCTGACATACTAGACATGCAGGATAGCGATTTAATTGCGTTGATTACGCAACGCTATAGCGCAGCTGAACAATATTCCAAAACATGGCGCAGAGAAGCGCGTGAAATGTATGACATGGTGGCGGGGGATCAATGGTCTGAAGAAGATCGCTTAAAGATGTTGGAGCAAATGCGTCCCGCCGTTACATTAAATGTAACCGGAAAATATCTTGATGCTATTGGTGGTTTGCAGATTACAAATCGCCAGGAAGTAAAATTTCTTCCGCGCCAGATTGGTGAGAGTGGGGTAAGCGAGTTATTAACTGGCGCTGCTGATTGGGTTCGTGATGAAACCGATGCGGAAGATGAAGAATCAGAAATGTTCCTTGACATGCTTACGTGTGGTGAGGGATGGGGAGAAATGTCAATTACTTTTGACACTAATCCGCAAGGTGATATTTCCATTGAGCGCCGCGATCCAATGGAAATGTATGGTGATCCTAGAGCCAGGAAGCGAAATCGAAGGGATGCCAGGTGGGTGATGCGGATAAACCGCATGAGCAAAGCGGATATTATTGATCGTTGGGGTGAAAAGAAATATGAGGAGATAGGCGGCAATACAATGGGTATTGAGCCTGACCTGGACGAGCTTCCGGTGCATGTAGCTAATGAAGGATATCGCTACCAATCAGATAATGCTGACACTATTTATATAGAAGACACTACGCCAATTATCCATTTTGAAACCTTTGAGCGGCTGGATGGCTTTAGAGTAGAGATGGAGGGGCATGGAATAAAAACCTACACAACCAAGCAATGGCGAAAATTAAAAAAAGTATTAGAAAAAAATGGCGTGGATTATATTGCGGAGAAGGTCAAGACAAAACAATACATAAGGGTATTTGCTGCCGGAGGCTCAATCCTCCAGAAAGGGTTAAGCCCTTACCAGGAAGGTTTTACTTTCCAAAACATCACTGGAAAACGGGATCGTAATAAAAACAATTTTTATGGGATTGCGCGAAACATGCGCGACCCGCAGATGTGGACAAACAAACTTTTTTCTACAATTTTGGATGCGCTTGCAGTTGGCTCAAAGGGCGGCCTGATTGCAGAGGAGGGGGCGTTTACTGATCCAGCCAAAGCTGAAGATGAATGGTCGCGTCCTGATGCAATTACTTTTGTAGAAGATGGCGCGTTAACAACAGGAAAGATTCAGGAGAAAGCGCCGGCTACTTATCCGGCTGGCCTGGACAGGCTAATGACATTTGCCTTGGGGTCATTGCCGGAAGTGAGCGGAATTAACCTGGAGATACTTGGGCTGTCGAACCGTGTCCAACCAGGCGTGGTGGAAATGCAGCGCAAACAGTCTGCGATGACGATGATAGCCTGGGCCTTTGATTCAATGCGGCGGTATTACAAAGATCACGGGCGGCAATTGGCTTATTACATTCGGGAATATATTTCGGATGGTCGCTTGGCAAGAATTACTACGGAACAGGGAATGCAATATATCCCATTAATTCGTGACCAGCTTACTATTGAGTTTGATGTTGTGGTGGATGAAGCGCCAACATCGGCCAATGTTAAAGAGCGCGTATGGGCTGTCTTGCAGGGATTACTGCCACAGCTTATCCAGATGGGCTTCCCGATTCCGCCAGATGTTTTAAATTATTCTCCATTACCACCAGACCTGGCAGACAAATGGAAAGAGCTTCTTAATAAGGGGCCATCGCCACAACAGCAGCAGCAGCAGCAAATGCAGATGCAGGATAAGATGGCTGAAATTGAAAAAGATAAATCTGTTGCATTGTTGAATACAGCTAAAGCCCAAAGGACAATGGCTGACTTAACTACGGAGCAAGCCAGGCTTGGGAGAGATGCGGCGCTTAATATGAGAGATCAGTCAGAAGTTGCGCTTAATGTGGCTAAAATGGAAAAAACACAAGCCGAAACAAGAGAGGTGGCGGCTAAAACGGGTAAAATAGTATCTGGAGCATAGGGAGCAGAAATGGCAGAGGAACAAGCAGAGAACCAAAACGAATGGATTGATGGCCTTACTGGGTCACGCGATGCAGAAGTAGATGAAGAAGTGGCTGACGCACAAGAAAGAAATGCGGCAGCGGAGGAGCCTGAACCAAAGCAGGAAGAAGTCCAGCAAAAGGAATCCCAGGAAGAAAAAGAAAGCGGGAAAGTTCCCGTGTCTGTATTAACTTCTGAGCGCGACAAATACCAGGCGCGCATTGGTGCGCTGGAAGGTACGATTGCGCAGCAAGGCCAGGCAATTAATAAGTTTCAGGAAATGCAGGATCAAATACGGGAATTGAGGGCCGCTAAAGACGCGAAGCCAGCGGAGCCGGAGCCTGATTACCTGGAAGACCCAAAGGGGTATATTGACCAAAAGTTAGGTACGACGCTTGACCAGTTAAGAAATGTTGAACAAACAGTCCAGCAAACTACAGAAACAATAGGTGCGCAAGGCCAAGCCTTAAACCAACAGAACCAAATCCAGGCGATCCAGAGAATGGCTGCGGCTGGTGAAGAAAGTTTTGTAAAAGACCACCCTGATTACTGGGAAGCATTGGAATACGCGAGGGAGAAACGAGCCGATCAATTGCGGTTAGCGTTTCCTGACGCGGATAATGCGCAGCTGGCAGAGCATATTCGTTCAGAAGAATTTGCTACCGCCGCACAAATTTTGCAACAAAATAGAAATCCTGCTGAATTTGCCTATAATTATGCTGCAAGTTTAGGTTATACTTCTGGCAATAAAGAAGACGCTCTTTCCAAACTGGGAGGAGAGTTGGAGACAAATAAGCAGGATGCACAGGGGCTTGGTTCACCGGGCACGAGTTCAGAGCTAGATAGCTTATTGAATTCATCGCCGGATGAATTTGAACAGGCTCTTAAAGAGGCTTTTTTATAGTTTTAATGGTCGCCGCATTTCGGGCGTTTCGGTTCTTTAGTCCGTTAACTATTGCTGCGTAGGCACTCACGATACAGTGCGACACAATTCGTTTTTTGACACTTTTAATCGAGGGATTTAGTTATGGCTACTACTGACTTTGGTGTCAATCATCCGATGGCGGTCAAACACTGGTCTGCCGATCTGATGAAGGAGGCTTTGAAACGGACGTATGCGTTACAGTTTATGTCCAAAGGCAAAGATTCCATCGTTCAGATCAAGACTGAGCTAAACAAGAATGCGGGAGATCGTATTCGGTTTGGACTTAGGATGCAGCTGACTGGTGACGGTATCGCTGGAGATGGCACCCTTGAAGGTAACGAAGAAGCACTGTCGATTTATACCGACAATGTTTTTATCGACCAACTGCGTCAAGCCGTTCGTAGCGAAGGAAAAATGTCTGAGCAACGTGTTCCGTTCTCTGTCCGAGAGGAGGCCCGTGATGGGCTTGCCGATTGGTGGGCGGCGCGCATTGATGCAGGATTTTTCAATCAGCTAGGCGGTAGTACGCGGGAAACTAATGTATATACCGGAATGCAAGATGCTCTGGAGCCTGATGCTGACCATGTGATATTTAATTCACAAGCAGCTGGCTCTGCTCATGCAAATGAGGGGCAAATTACAGCTGGTGATACATTTGATCTATCAGTCATTGACGCTTGCCGCGAAATGGCGACTGTGGGTTCACCGAACCCGATTCGTCCACTTCGTATGCGAGGCGATGACTATTATTGCATGTTCCTACATCCGTACCAGGTTTATGATCTGCGAACGAATACCACCACTGGTCAGTGGCTGGACATTCAGAAAGCAGCTATGAACGGCGGGCGTATTCTGAAGAATCCAATCTTTACGGGTTCATTGGGCATGTACAACAACGTAATCCTGCATGAAAGCACAAGAGTTCCACCAGGTTCTACTAGTGCTTCTAATGCGAGTGGAGTTGCAGTAAGGCGAGCAATCTTTGCTGGTGCGCAAGGTGGCGCAGTAGCATTTGGTCGCAAGTCTGGACGCAACACTTATTCGTGGCGGGAAGAACTGTTCGACTACGGCAACCAATTGGGTGTCGGAGCCGGCTCAATCTGGGGTCTGAAGAAAACACGCTTCAATGGCTCCGACTTTGCAACCATTGTCGTTTCTACGGCAGCGGCAGCGCATAGTTAATCGAGGAGGATAATCTAATGGCGACTTATGAAGCAGATAAAGCCAAGTCAGGTGTCCAGCCTCGTGAGATTGAGACTGGAGCTAACGTAGTTCGGGCAAGTTACATTTCAGAGGTAACTCACGCGGCAGCAGACATTATTCAGTGCGTTAAGGTTCCGTCTGGAGCAATCATTGATAGTGTGGTTTATGCGGCCCCAATTTCGGGGTCTGCGCCAGCGCAAATGATGTGCCAATTCGGTGACGGGGATGACCCCAACCGATTTGGAAGCTCCACTTTAAGCTCGGTTGCATTTACTGGCAATTTGGCTTTGGGCTACCAATACTCACTTAGCGATGCAGCTGATCCATTCTATGACACCATAGATGTAACAATTGACGCTGGTGCGTTGACTGTTTCTCAAGGGTTTGTTTTGATCGTGACTTACCACTGTGATGACTAGGTAACACCGGGGGATTCTTCGGAATCCCCCGTTTTTTAAGGGAGCAAGTATGGCTGTAGAAGTCGGGCTTCACGCCGTCGTGGAGCAGATTGCGGATTCAATAACCGCAGAAAATCCTGAATTAACTGAGCGGCTGATCTGGCCGGCACTCGATCAATTTCCTTTCGTTCCCCAGCTTTGGTATCACGCGGGAAATCATTTATTTGGTATTGGCAAACTAACATTGGCGGCGGTTGCTTATGAAAAAGCAATTGACCTAGAACCCAATGCTGTTTGCTATGCCAATGTAGGCGCTTGTTATCGCCAGCTAAATCGCGCCGATGATGCTTTAAGGGTATTAACCCAGTCAGTTGAAATTGACCCCGAAAGCAAATCAGCCTGGACGAATTTGGCTGCTTGTTACATTAACGAGGGCGCACCGGAGATCGGGCTTAAACATGCTAATAAAGCACTAGCTATTGACCCTACGTTTAACAGGGCGCAATGGAATGCTGGCTTATGCCATTTGGAGCTAGGGAACTTTCGCAAAGGTTTTGAGTTCTATGAGTCTGGGCTAGACCATGACCGGATTCTTCGCGCTTATGGAAATGCAAAGTACCTGACTGATCCTATTCACCAGAATGTAAAAGGGAAAAACATCAAGTTAATTGTTTATGGCGAGCAGGGCATTGGTGATGAATTGATGTATGCCAGTATGCTGTTTGATGTTTGCAAGGACTATGATGTTATTTGGGATCACCACCCCAGGCTTGGTCATTTTTACGAGCGCGCCTTTCCTGACCTGGAGTTACACCCGACCAGGAAGGATGATCCTGGCGAAGAAGCCTGGGTCAAAAGAACTTTTGCGCCTTATTTTATTTCTATAGCCGACCTCGGCAAGTGGTACAGGCCAAGCCGCAATGCTTTTAGCAGGGCATGGAGAGAGCATGGGCCATTTTATGATGTGGATGAGGAGCTTGTTGAACAGTACCGATGCGGCCTAATGGCAATGGCCGATGGTAAAAAAATTATCGGCATTTCTACCAGGGGAGGCGTTTTAAAAACTAATCGTTTTTATCGTTCAGTTAAGCCGGATCATATTGCTGCACTACTTGAGGATGAGCGGTATCACTTTGTTAGCCTGGATTATGAGGATGTAGAGGTGCTGGTTAATGAAATGAATACAAAGCGGCCAGGCTCTGTAAGCTATTGGCGTTCAATTAACCATCATTTTAACTACAAACACACGGCTGCTTTAATTGCAGCTACAGATGCTTTTGTCACTGTTTGTCAGTCAGCAGCCCATGTTTCAGCAGCTATGGGTCATCCGACGGCGGTGCTTACACCTAAACGGCCAGCCTGGAGATATGGGTTAAAGGGCAAGCGATGGTATTGGTATCCATCTAAAAACGTATCGCTGTTTAGAGCGCCAGAAGACGGAGCGTGGGAGGAGCCGGTTAATAATATAAAGGACTGGTTGGAAAAAACACTGCATTCTAAGAAGGAGAAAAAAAATGCGTAGGTGGGACGTATTGGCGGCAATGATCCATGCTGAAAATTTTGTAAAGTTTGTAGAGGTTGGGACTAAAGAGGGAAGGACTACTGAGCATATATTAAAAGAATGTCCTACTGTTAAAGTAATTGGCATTGATCCCTGGTGCGCAATGCCTGACCAGGGCAGCGTGGACTGTGGGGAGGATTATAAGGAATGGGATTTTAAGGCAATAGAAGAAGACTTCTGGACGAGAGTAGAGCCGTGGAAATCGCGCTTAACCTTTTTGCGGCGCACCAGTAAAGCAGCAACCCATTCTGTTGAGGACGATTCCCAGGATTTAGTTTTTCTTGATGCTGCGCATGACTATGAAAGTGTAATGGAAGACATTGAGATTTGGATGCCCAAGGTTAGGGGTGGTGGCATTCTTGCTGGCCATGATTTCCAGCATTCGTTTCCGACAGTCATGGATGCCGTGGCTGATTCTTTTAATTTAATGTTTGTCGAGGTAATGCCTGACAGCGTGTGGTGGGTAAGATGCTGAATGTTGTTTACTGGGTAAGGGGAGAAGATTACGCAAAGATGGTTGTGCATAGCGCCGAATCAATGAAGCGCGTTTATAAGGGAGCAAAGGTTATTGTTTATGCCGATCAATCATGGCCCGTGTTTGAGAGCGATGTGATAGATGAGGTTATTTGTCTTCCCATTCAGAATAAAATGCCGGCCATGATAGCCAATGTTCATGGGCAAGTGCATTACGTTATTAATAATGGCTTTGACCGACTCACATTATTTTGTGATGCAGACGTTCTGGCCCATACACCAGCCCCCCTTGAATCGCTTGCTGAATATGATTTGATAGTGACAAAGCGCGACCACGTTAAGTTAGACAAGGACGGAAAGAAACTGGTAGGTGTGGCGCAGCGAATGCCATACAACTATGGGGTTTTGTTTGCTAATCCAACAATGGAGGCAAAGGAAGTTTTTATTTGGATTCGTGAGCGCGTTATAAAAATGGGCAGCCATTTGCAGGACTGGTATGGCAATCAATGGGCATTGCGGGAATTGGTTGGTGGCTCGATGGATGAAAAAGCGCCGCGTGAGGTAAAGCGCGCAATGGCCTGGGGGCCGGTTTCAATTAAAGTCGAAGATTGTTCCATGTGGAACTATTTACCGCATGGTGATGAGCCTTTGGATTCAAAGTATTTCCTGCATGTGAAGGGCGAAGATAAAGATAATTTTTATAAAATTGCAGAGGAGCTAGTAGCGTAATGTTTTCACCATATGACAGGCTTGATGACCTTCCTAGAATTTTTATCGGTTATGACAAGAAAGAGCGTGTTTCCTGGCATGTGTTGGCGCATAGCATAATTGAAAGAAGTTCCAGGCCCGTCAGCATTACAGCTATTGGAAACGATACCCTTGGGCCTGAAATATGGGAGCGTGAAAAAGGAGAGAACGATTCGACTGATTTTAGTAATGCCAGGTGGATGATTCCGCATCTTTGCAATTACCAGGGCTTTGCTATCTTTATGGATTGTGACATGGTTTGTAATGCTGATATTGCAGAGCTTTGGGATCAGCGAGATCAGAGAAAGGCGCTGGTTTGCAAGAAGCATAGCCAGGAGGTGGTTCATGGGGAGAAAAAGTTTCTAGGATCAATACAGGCTGCATATGATAGGAAAAACTGGTCATCATTGATGGTAATTAGCTGTGACCACCCCTACTGGGAAACCATTAACCCAGAGAGCGATCATGGCCTGGATTTGCACCGATTTGTTGGGCTTGAGGACAATCAGATTGGGTCAATCTATGGAAGCTGGAATCACTTGCTTAAACCAGGAAAAGTAAATCCCCAGGAATATAACAGCTGTTTATCTCATTTTACCTGGGGTGGCCCCTGGCATGGGTGGACTAAATATTGGGAGACTGAACTGTGGACAAGGGAGCTTTCTGATATGCTTGGCGGGGATAATCCATGCGCACACATTAATGTAGGGTATGATGAGCGTGGAGTTTATATTGGAGGCGCTTATCATGTACGGATCGAAGATGCACAAGCAGAAGCCGAAAAAGAAGCGGGGATACGGACAAAGCACTAAAAAGAAGAAGCGCGGTTACGGGCAGCTTTACTAGGCACAATTACTATTTGAGGTTGTTATGGCAGACTGGATTCAGGGAGCAATAAAGAAACCTGGCGCATTAAGGAAGCAGCTTGGGGTAAAAAAGGGGAAGAAAATCCCCCTAAAGACTCTCAATGCGGCGGCCAAAAAGCCAGGAAAGCTGGGCCAGCGCGCCAGGCTTGCTAAAACCCTAAGAGGATTTGGGCAATGACAACTGTTGCAACAATGGTTTCCCGCATTGAGGATAGTTTAAATCGGGGTTCCTCTTATACTTCCCAGATCAATAGCTCAATTATTGATGCGGTTAAGTATTATAAGCCGCGCCGGTTTACATTTAATACTGGGCGCGCTACGGCCTCTACTGTAGATGGGCAGGAATACTATGCGCTGCCTAATGATTGCATTGAAATAGATATGCTAACGGTTACTTACTCGTCTAATAATGTGGAGTATATGGACGAAACAACGTATCGTTGGATTCAAAGAAACGTATCTAACACTACGCGCACAAGTCAGCCGGATAAGTTTGCGGTTGAGGGGTTAGACCTTCGCTTGTGGCCTGTGCCGGATGGTGTGTATACGTTAACAATGACTTACTTGCGTGATATTGGTGGTTTTTCAGCCACTTTAACTTCTACTTTGTCTAATGCCTGGACAGACGAAGCGGAAGAAATGATAAGATCCAGGGCGATGGCTGCATTGTTGCAAGATACAATTGGTGGCCCAGATGCTGAAGCAGCGTCTGTAAAATGGGTGGTTAGGGAGCGCCAAAAATTTAATGAGTTACGCCGCGAGGCGAATCGGCGGGAGAGTTCTGGGAGGATCATCCCGCATCTGTAGGAGTTTACTATGGCACAAGGCGATGTTGTGGTTTATAACCAGTTCAAAGAGGGACTGGGTGATGGGCTGCATGATTTATCAAGCGCAAGCGTTTGGGTGGCGCTGGTCACGAATGCTGCAACACAGTCAGCTGCAACTGCTGACCCGCGATGGGGCAGCGGAGGATCAACGAATCTAAGTTCTAACCAGGTTTCGGTTGGTGGCAACTATGCAACTGGAGGGGTATCGGCATCGCCGTCAGACCCCTGGACTAGAAGTGGGGCCACTTGTACCTTTGATCTAACGGACATAACTTGGTCGCAGAGTGGGTCGAACCCCAAATCAGCTACTTGGGCAGTCGGTTACAATAACTCCGATAGTGGAAAAAGGGCAATCTTTAGTGTTGACCTGGGCGGCCTGTTTGATATGACAACTGGCGACCTGGCAATTACATGGAACGCTTCTGGCGTATTTACCCTTGCCTGATTTAACGGATCGGTTGGCCGGCAGAAAGGTTGAGGCAATCTTAAAAAGCGATAACATTTTAGTTATTCGCTGCGAAGATGGTATTGAGACGCATGTAAGCTGGTGTGATAAAGATGGTGCGCCAGTTAATGGTGAGCCGCAAGTTTCTTGGTATGGTAAGCACGTTTACGCCAATACCGACCATATTGGTTTGTTTGCCCAGGCAGCAGGAGGATGAAGTGGCATATCGTGTCAGGCACAGAAACGAAATGCGCGGAACGTCGGAAGAATCCGCAGAAACTTATGCGCAAAAACTAGATGCCTTTGACGCGGCATGTGACACATGCGTGTCGTTTATTAAAGCCAACTCTAAAGAAAACCGTTCTGGCGACCTTGATTATCCTCCATCTGATGGCTCCCGATATAAAATCTGGGTAGAGTTACGGGCTGCTTATGCTATTGGGATGCAGCTTCGTTATGATTTTTACACTGGGTCTGACTGGGAGACTAATCAACTGGATTGGCAAGTCGTTGAGTCAGTTTAATGGCGACGGCTATCGACTATGCGTGGGTCGGTTCAGACGGGAACCATTCTAGTAATAACACTTCTTGGACGAACGTTTCGTCCACCATAAAAATACCTGCGGCTGACCTTACTGCCAGCACTGAATACCTTTTACTTATGGGTATGCTGGTCAATGGCAATAGTGCCGGCCAAAACGGATTTGAGTTTCGTGTCGCAGCTGACACTACAGAGATTTCCGGCAAAACTATTAATGGGGAAGCTGGAAGCTACCAGCGAATGGAACCCCGAAGGACGGGGGCGGGTTTTGGGGCGGCTTATTTTTATATGCAGAAATATACAACGCCCAGCACCCCAGTAGACATCAATCAACAATTCCAGGTACAGAACAGTTCTTATCAGTCCCAATGTACAGGGGCTTGGTCACTAGCACTTAAACTGGATGAGTCGGATGACGGGCTACATGAAAACACAGATTATAAATACGCGGAAGATGAAACCACCCATAGCGCATTAAGTTCGGCTAGCTGGACTGATGGTGCATCAATCACCATAGGAGACGGTTCAGCTAGCTGGCTTGTTTTCACTTATATCCGGCCAGAAGTCAATGATGCGTCATCGTCAATAAGATACCGATTGGGCGGTGATTTGAGCGGTTATACCTCCACAGCCTATGCCGAATATGAGGGGGAAGACCCAGTAGAGGTATGGCAGCAAGGAGCGATGTATGTCTTGTCGGCTGTTGCTGCCGATACCGCCGTCACCCTGCAAATGCAAACAGACTCAGGAACTGCGGGTGGTTTTGCGGTTGGGCTGAATCGCATTGCGGCGGTTCGCCTAAATGCCTTTACTCAGTTTGCTGCTGATATCAACACTACTGGAACCGAAGTAACCCCGGAAGACACTTGGGTAGAAATGGTTGCTAACAAGGGCTTCGTTGTTTCTGCTTCAGCTGCTGATGTGGCTGCCTTGGGAGCTTTTGCTTATACCACGGGAGACACAAATAAAACGCTCCAGATGCGAATGGAAGATGATGGGGCCGAGGGAGAATGGGGTGGGATGAATACCTATGGAATGCAAATTTCCAATGGGTCTTCTGACAGGCGAATCCTTTATTACAGTGGCATAAACACCGTCAGCGGAACTTACACCCTTAGTACCGATTTAGATGTGCAAGAAAAAGCTGACGTCTCCCCGGCAAGTGAGCGCCTGTACAGCAACCTAGTTTTGCTTGAGCTTAACTTGCAGGAAAAACCATCTAGGTCGGTGACGGCTGCGACACAGGCATTGGCAATTTCTGAATACCAGGCATACATTGGAAGACAGAGAGGAATCTCAGCCTCTACGCAAGCCTTGGCGATTAGTGAGGCGCAAGCGGCAATCTCTACGGCGCGTGGGGCAACCGCTAGTGTGCAGTCATTAGCAATAACTCAATTGGCAGCTACCGTCGGGACTCATCGCGGGATTTCTGCAACCACACAAGCACTGGGCATTACAGAGCAACAAGCAACTGTGGCAAAAAATGTAATACGAGAAGTACAGGCTGCCGTACAAAATCTTACCATTACAGCTTTAAGCGCAAGCATTAATAAGAAAAGACAGGTTGCTGCTACCCTGCAAGCTCTCTCTTTGACTACATACTCTGCTACCATTGGTAAAAGTCCTGCATGGACTCCAGTAGTCGATGCAAGCACAAATTGGAGTGCTGTCGCAGACGCAAGCTCAAACTGGACTGCTGTTGCTTCTGCAAGTACAAATTGGAGCGCCTGGGTACAATGAGATTTCAAGCAGATGATTTAAACTTTGGTGTCAGCATTGACATGCCGGCCTGGAACTTGCCGCCTGGTGTAATGACTGACTCATTAAATATGCGCTATGTAAATGGCGCGGCAGAAAAAATGGGGGGCTGGCAAAATGTGTTGGGAAGTTTATCTGTTACCGGCACTCATGCCCTGTCTTACTTAACCGATGAATTGTTAAATGTTTATTATGTATACGGAAACGCATCTACACTTTATGCGACTGATGGTTCTAGTACCCACCAGGTAATTACTACCCTAACTTATACGGCTACATTAGACCTGGGGTTTAATGGGGGTGCTTATAATAATCATTTTGTTTTCACTGAGGGGAGCAGGGAACCAGGAACCTGGATACCAGGATCACTTTCGGCTGGTGTGGATAAGGCTAATGCACTGACTAACTGGCCAGCAAGTACCACCTGCCAGGTTATCAGGCCATTCAGAAATTTCTTGGTAGCATTGCGAGTTGATGAGGGGTCAGGCACTAACCCTTTATTGTTACGTTGGTCTTCTTCATCTTATACCGGACTACCGGCAAGTTGGGATTACACTGACCCAGCTAACGATTCAGGGCGCGTAACAATTGCCGATACAGACGATCCTATTATTGATTGCCTTCCATTGCGCGGGACTAACATTGTTTACAAGGAGCAGCATACCTGGGCAATGGAATATGTAGGCGGCTCCACAGTGTTTGCTTTTCGTGAAATTTTCTCAGAAGTTGGCTTGATAACGGAAAATTGTGTAGCGGCATTTAAAAATATGCACTTTGTTGTCGGGAATAATGATGTAGTTGTGCATGACGGGAACGAAGCAACTTCCGTTGTAGACCGAAAAACCAGGAACTGGTTATTTAACCAGATTGATGCAGACAACTATAAACGCTGCTTTGTAATAACTGATGACCGAAATAGAGAAATGATTTTTTGCTATCCCACAGAAGGCGAATCTTTTGCTGATCGGGCGCTAGTTTGGAACTGGCAAAGCAATACGGTATATCCGCGAGATTTGGGCGGCAACATGGCAAGGGGCGCATACGGACGAATGCCAGTAGGCTTTTCTAAAGCAACGTACGCTGATCGGAATACTGCTGAAATTTACGGATTGGCTACACGATATATAGGAAGCCACACAACACCAGCCAGTGATGCTGTAATTTTTGCGGGTTCAGAAGTTTATGATTCAAGTATTACGATGTCTGTTTATGCAGAACGCAAAAACATTCCATTAAATAAAGATATTAATAGTGTTAAGCGCATTCTTAGCGTATATCCCTGGGTAGAAGGAACTGATGGAGATGAGTTAAAAGTCCATATGTATACAAAAGCTGCGCTCTCAGATGCAACGCGCACTACAGCGTCGGCCAGTTTTATTATTGGTCGGGATTATAAGACTGATTTTAGGGTTGATTCGAGAACCTTTGATATTCGTTTTGTTTATAGCGGGACAAATGACGTTAAAGTTTATGGTTATGACATTGAATATTTCAGAGGGGGAGAAAGGTGAGTGAATGCACAATATGTAGTGGAGACTTTGATCTTGAAAAGGGAGGGGGTGCTGCCGGATTCATTGGTATTTTGCCGGTATCTTTTTGCACTACTTGCAAAGTAGGCATTATGGGATTTGCTGAACTTCATAGCCCCCCGATAGAATGTTGTGGTTGTAATAAGTGCTGTTGTGGTGAGTGCTAGTGGCTAATGAGAGGAAACAAGTTTCTCCTAATCCTCCTCCCAATGATGTGAATGGATTGCCGTCTTACCTGAATAATGAGTTACGGCGCTTGAGCAGCAACATTACCTGGGATGCAGATGTCATGCAGATTCGGGAGGTTTCGGCTACAAACACCTTTACGCTGGTATTAGATGATACTTTGGGAGGGGTGGTGTTAGGCAAAAATTCTATTACCAGTCATTTTGTAATTGACCCAACAAGTGCGGTTGCATGGCCTATTGGGGCAAAGATTAGTTTGGTTCAGTGGGGTACTGGCCTATGCAAAATTTCTGGCTCTGGTGCAGCAACAATACAGGTCGGAAACACGCCCAGGTTTAAGGGGCAGTATTACACCGCAGAGGTCGTTCACGTTGAAACAGATGTTTGGGTTGCCTCTGGGGGGCTAGTTTAATGTATGATAGGGGAATAGGGAGCATGAAATGGTTGAAATCTTCGAGGTGCCAGCACAGCTGGTCAAAGGAGTTTGGGAGGAATTGCACACACCGTTGGTGAGTGCTATGCGCTATCACGAAGGTATGGATGTTGATGATTTGCTGATGCTTTGCGAGTCAACACATTTAACAATGTTGGTGGCTGCGGTTGAAGACGAAATTAAAGGCGTGGTTGTAACGCGCCTGGTTCAATTTCCGAAAAAGCGCATGTGTGAGGTAGTAGCTGTTGCAGGAAAGAATGGCCAAACTCGATCATGGGTAAATGATGGACTCAAGTTCCTTGATGATTTCGCCATTAGGAATGGCTGCGACTTTATTTATGGAATAGGGCGCAAGGGCTGGATGGTTGCGAAAGACTGCGGATATAAAGCAGAGACTCGCTCAATCTTGAAAAAGGAACTGAAGCAATGGCCGGAGGCGGTGGAAGCAACGTAACAAATACAGGCCCGTGGGAGGGTGCGCGTCCGTACCTGAGTAATTTATATGGTTCGTCTAACGCGTTATTTAACCAGGGTGGCCCACAATACTTTCCTGGCCAAACTTATTTAAGCCCACTCCCTAGCCAGCTTGCGCCATACAATTACGGATTCGGTTTTCTTGGCGATGTCTTCGGCCAGGACTTTGGCTCTGCTCAACCGTGGGAGCCAGCTTTTGGTGGGGGTGGAAGCCCCCAGACCTGGGCCGGTGGAAACACTGGATACCAGGTAGGTACAGAGGGTTATCAGCCGCAAACGCTTGAACAACAGGTGGCCTTGGGTTACGTTCCAGCGGGGACGGCTGGTGGAGTTAGTGGCTGGAACTCGCAAAACTACGAATGGCAACAAATTATTGGGCCTGATGGTACTCCAACGTATGTGCCTGTCTGGGCCGGAGATTCTGCGGGAAGCCCTGCAGCGACGGTTCCAACTGGAGTCACAACGAGTCAAGGGCAAATACCTTACGTTGACACCGGAACCACAGGAACCACCGGGACGGTTCCGGGTGCCTCTGGTTATATAGGGACAGACGGGGCAGCAACAAACGGGGGAATGGGGACTACGGGCGCTGGCGCAATCCCAGACCCATTTAACCTGATGCCTCCTGAATACGTTGACCAACAGGTGCCTCCGGTTACACCAATAGTGCCTCCGGTTACACCAATAGTGCCTCCGGTTACACCACCGCCAGCACCACCGCCGCCGCCACCGCCACCGCCACCGCCACCGCAGGAGGAGGATGAGGAGTCTCCACCTAGAGGAGGCGGTAGACCTGGCGGCCCACCAAGGGGGGGTAGAAAAAAACCAACAGCGCCAGGCCCAGCTATGGTTATGGGCGGCAATCCTAATATTGGGGCGTTACAAAATACCCCTCTTACGCCAGCTATTCGGCGTTTACCACAACGTAGAGGGCGAGGTTAATGGTGCAGCCAGCAAATCAATTCTCAAATTACGCAGCTGGGTGGGGGCCGCAACCGCAGCAGCTTCCAGGAGCCAAGCCTTTTCCGGCTCCAACACCAGGAACAGCGGTTAAAGGTGTGGTTGGCAATACAATGCAGCAGTCAACATCAACCCCGACGTTTAATGATGTTGCTGGGGATTGGTATGACACTGTAAATCCTAACAATGTTGATTACGGGCCAGGCACTGGCGGGTATGTTGGGACTGATGGGCAATGGGAGGAGACATACGGAGGAGGCGGCCCCAACACTGGCACCAGCCCAACGTATTCTTTGGGCTATCCTGTTGGCACCCCTAATTATGGCGAGGTGTGGCAGAACCCAGCGGCTAATCCGGTGGGGGCTACGGGTGGCGCTCCCAATTTTGGGTGGCCACAGTTTGGTGGTGGATATACCCAAAGCGGCGCAACCCCAAGTTATGGGCTGATGGCTGGCGCTAACAACGCATTATTGCAGGGTGGCCCAGCTGCCGGAGCTATGGGTGCGCTTGGTGGGACTATGGCAGGAAACATCGCACAGATGTTTGGTGGCCCAACCGTAGCTCCTTACGCTGGAATACCAGCGGGGGTCGATCCAACTAATGCAATGGCTGCGATGTTATCTGGGCAGGGAAATTATGGAGTAGTTCAGGATGCTGTTCGGGCCGGCGCACAACCAATGCTTGACACATTGTTTGAAGACGTTATGCCGCAGCTTCGTTCTCGGGGGATTTCAGCTGCCAACCCAACGGGCGAAATAAAAGATTTGAATCGGATTGTTCCGCGTGTGATGCGGGACATTACGAACATGGGAACCCAGGCCACGCTCGGAGAATACAACCGGGCAATGGGATCGCGTGATGCCGCTGCTTCACAAATGAGCAACCTGGCACAACAGGCGCAACAGTTTGGATCGAACTTACAGCAAAATGCGCTCGATAATTATCGGCAGCAAGTGCTTGGGTTGGGCGGTCTTGGTACTGATTTGCTGGGGCAGCAATCAGCTGATATGCGCGCAGGGCTGGCAATGATGCCACAGACCATTCAGACCGGAATGATGCCGGAACAATACATGCAGCAATACGGGCAGTTCCAGCAAGGCTTTGAGCAATCAGCACTGCAAGATGCGATTAATCGCTGGAACTTTACGCAGAACCAACCATTAGAAATGGCTAATTGGTATAACCAGATTCTTTCTGGAGTGCCAGGGCTGGGAAGCTCACAAACCTCCTCCGTGGCTGGCAACCCGATGGCTGGTGCAGCTGGCGGAGCATTGGCTGGAGGAGGGATTGCCTCAATGCTTAACGCTGGGAGCAATGTTG